ACTTTACCACCTTGCGTCAATCATTGATTGATTACGCCAAAACGGTATATCCAAACGATTATAAGTATTTTGTGGAATCAGATTTAGGTCTAATGTTCCTTGAGCTTACAGCTTACATGGGCGCGGTTATGTCTATGAAGGCAGATATGTTAGCTAATGAAAATTTCTTGGCTACTGCGAAACAGAGATCAAGTGTAAAGAAGCTGCTTGAGCTTATTGGTATTAGCATGAAAGGTCCTCTCTCAGCAGCGTGCGATGCTAAGATAACTTTTCCACAGCCCATGGGTGGTACCAGTATAACTCCACAAAATAGAAATATAAACATAACCTCCCCAGAGGATGGAGGATCACTAAGCTATACTTTATATAAAGTTGTAAATGGAATAGTTGATACCGTAAATAAGACAGGATCAATTCAGCTAAATAATACCGAGTCCGATGGCGGTGGGGGCACTGTGTTTACAAACTTTGTGTTACAGGAGGGGGCTTTAGTTAGTGAATCTGGCGAGTTCGCTGCTACAGAAGGGGTCAAGACAATCAAACTTAGCCAAGGGCCTGTCGTTGAGGGTAGTGTTATGGTTTATCTTACTAGCCCTAACCCTGCGACGGAAGGAGCTTATTCAGAGGTAGAGAATGTTTATTTTTCTTCTGGATCTTCGGACAAAGTTTTTGAAGTTACATATGATGATGATTACAACGCCACTGTGGTCTTCGGGGATGGATCAGTAGGTATATCCCCAGAGGATACAGCATCATTTAGAGTCGAGTACCGTGTAGGTGGAGGCACCAGAGGCAACATCGCTAAGGACGTTATAAATGCTTCTATTCAAGTTAGAAACGGGGATAATCTTATAGATGGTGTGGTAACTAATACGAGCAAAGGTACAGGGGGCGCTAACGCTGAGACTATTGAACACGCAAAAAAGTACGCTCCCCTAAACTTTAGAAGACAAGACCGCTTGGTTACTCTGGAAGATTACTCTGTTTTCGCTAACACTTTTATTAGCACCTTTGGCACGATTGGAAAAGCCACAGCAGCTACAAGAAAAGCTTATGCATCTGCGAATGTTATTGATATTTATGTTCTAGAAAAAGCATCAGACTTACAACTCCAAAAAGCTACAACAAACTTTAAAACACAACTTCTAGATGCTATAAACAAAAAAAGAATGGCAACTGATGATATTGTTATTGTTGATGGCTTGATTAGAACGATTGACTTGGACGTTACAATCTCTATTGATAAAGAACTAGAAACCGATCAAGATCAAATCAAAGCAAAAGTTAGGGATAAAGTTTTAACTTATATGAACTCTGACAATCGTGATTTCGGCCAAGACCTAAATATTGCTGAATTGAATAGGCAAATCTTTGAGGTCGATGAAGTAAGATTTTCTACGATAGACAGTTTGGATCAAGATGTTCCAATTGATTTCAATGAAATTATTCAGTTGAATAATCTCACAATCTCAGTAACCTTGCTAGACTGATGGGAGTTAGTAAGTATACACCAAAATCTAGAAACTACTACAAAACAAATTTTGTAGAGTTGCTTGAATTAATTACTCCTGAAGTATACAAGGAGAAAGATTTAGAGCTTAGCGGCACCGAACTAAACCCTGTTTCGGACTTAATCAACAAGCACCTATCACTAGCAAATAATATCTCTAATGTAATCTCCTTGTCTGGAGTTGCTAATACTCAAACAAGTTCTTTAGGAACTATAGATGGTATAGCCCAATACTTTGTAAAGCAAAACGAGCTTACGAAGATTAAACCCTTTTTGTTTGAGTCTAAAATTCTTTTACCTCTTGGAACTTCATTAGCAAACTACAACACTAGCGGGGAATTCAATACTTACTTATCGGGCACCTTACTGCCCTTGATTGTTCCTGCGTCACAAACACAGCCAGGTTCCCTAGAAGCAAACATTTCTACCCTGTCAGCGTTAACTGATAATGCAGATGCTAGTTCAGTTCACAATTACCTTGTAGATACACTAGGGTGGTTTTACTTCCTAAACACTTCGGCTGATGGTGGATTAGATTACTCGCCTTCAAGTTATGTCTTGTCTTCATTGAACTCCTTGTATGTTGGAAACACTTTGGAGACAGTTGATGGTATACGGGGGCTAACTGAGTATCTTTGGAGAAACAACGAAACCTGCTCCTTTGGGTCTTATCTACCCAGTAATTTTGTTTCTGGTACTGCTGATGCCATTCTAGATGTAAGCGATGGTGTGGCTGCGACGTATACAAGTGGAACCCAGAAGTTAGACGCACTACAGACTTTGGTTGATATTGTTTACTCACCCCTGTACATCGACCAAAGGGACTACACCGTTCGAGATGCTTTTGATAGTTTTATTGATGCGGGAACAGAATTAGAGGACCGAGTATCAAAAGGTCCTCATAGAAAGTTCACAAACTTAATGGGACTTCAGTTCGCAGACATCACAGATGAGATTGAAAATATTGGACTCATATATGACATAGACAACGTTAAAGATGAGCAGCTACAATATATTGCGGACTTAATTGGATTTAAGCTTCGAGGTGGATCTCCAGCTAAATGGAGACATCAACTCCGACTCGCCGTAGATTTATACAAAAAATCGGGAACCGTCGAAGCAATCCAGCTCGCTATCAACGCTCTGATTATTGATTCTGTTTTCGATCTTTCAGGTAAGGTTCAAGAATTGTGGGAATCATATATCCCACATCTTATTTGGTACTCTTTAGGAACAGAGTCCCCACTATTCAAAAACCTTACTACTTGGACTCCCGACTTAGCATTGAAGGGGGGAGTTTTCGCTTACAGCACTAGCAGTTTAGAAGAAAACTTAAAGTTAGTTACTGACAGCATTCTATTAGATTTATATAAAGCCTTTCCAGAAAACTTCTTGTTCCACGGGAAAATTTTTCAAGTTCCAATGTTCTATGAACTTGATAATGAGGGTTGTGAAGTAGGAAGATATACAATTATTGGCGATCCTGCTATGAAAGGATTCCATGTTCACAAACCTACTGAAGGTGGCTTCGCAGTCTTCAAAGATCAAGCCGAAAAATTTGGGGAAATCAAGGCTTGGGATGCTGCGTATGCGTTTGGTCCATTAGGGGAAGGTGTATACATGGCAGGGGAATCCCACCCCAAGGATATTAATGACCGCCCAACATACCTAAAGTTTGCTGGTGACTTAGAGTTCTTATTCAACTACCGTGGAAAGTTTAATTATCCAATTCCTCCATTTGAAGAAGTAAAATACTATAAAGAGGTAGCAGTCACCAAGCCAATGGTGGATTTCTTGGTAGAAAGACTGAAGTGTTTTAAAGTTAAAGACTCTTTTGCGGACGAGGTTGGTAATTTTGTAGTCAGCAGTGCGGTTACTGGTGATTCGGATCTTGAAACTTTGAATAAGTTTTTAATGTTCTTCAGTTCTGTTCAGGTCCCTCCAAACTTTGACGATGTGATGCTGAGTATTTCTGATTACGAAAAAAACTTACTAAGCCTGTGGAATGGTAAATCTTCTCACCTGTTTATAAACTTTAGAGATACTGATCTTGATTTCTCGAAGACCACCTTTGAAGGTGATGGTAGATACGCTCTATACGAGGCTGCCAGGGTTAGTAGAGAGTTTGCTCCAGCTCACGCCATAACTAGAGTTAACCTTACTTCCAGCGCAGAAGAATTCTTTGACATGTCCAGCACTAAGTATGAATACTTGGGTTTAGATCATGACGATACAAGAGCTGGATACACCTCTGCGGCTATCTTTGGAAACTTTGAGTTTAGCGGTACCGCAATGTCGTTTGCTACTGGTGGTGGAGATGATGGGCGCGGATCCGATGGAGGTCGTGGAGGATTAAATACATTCAAGAGAGCAGACGCTAATGATTTCTCGGATGCCCTAATATCAGGAACAGCGGTTATTACTGATCATGGCAGTGTGGCTCGAAGGGCGATGCGTAGGCGCAACCTGAAGTACCTGCTACCCCACGAAGGGTACTACGACAGGACGGGCTTCAATGGCCCTGTGAGCTACGATGCTTCGACGTTTGAGGCGTCTATGCCTTCGTCCCTAGGTGAGCTTGCGCTGGGTTATGTGGCGTCTGCGGGCAAGTTCCATCCTGTGGTCGATCCCGTAGACCCAACTGGTGTTTGGGATGAGTGTGAAGGCTTGAACTCACCTAGAACTTTTTCGGGAATAGACACAAGCACTACGTTCCCATACCGAGGCTTGTCTGCTCTAGGATCAAACGCCAAGATGCCAGAAGTAGCTTCTGCTACTGCAAGGTACGTTGATAGAGGACAGCTGCCTGAGATCTACAACACCATGCATGAGCTTTATGAAGCTAAAGCTTTTAACAATGGACTTCAAATTCTATCATCTACGACAGTTTACAACTCCGATTCGTATTGGAAGAACAACGCTCAAAGTCTAGCGAACGAAGCAATAGCTAGTGGCTTTGTCTTGAATTCATTTGCTGACTATGAAAACTTCAGCTTCGGACTAGGACTACATAAACTACACCGAGACTACTGTAAGTATTTTGCTAAGCATACGCTTAGTATGAATGATACAGAAAAAACTGGAGGTAACATCTTTGGTCAAGTTTATGGGCTTGGGCTATTCAACTGTGACATGAAGTTAGATGGCTCTGCTGTGAACAATCTAGTGGCTTCTAGTACCACTTCAGCTAGTGCTATTGATACAGTTAGTGTGTGGAAGGAAGATGGTGACGGAACCTTCATAGCAAGCGATTCAGGGGACAGTGTGGTTCCTTTATCAGGAAGCTTTGTTTCTGGAAATGTGAACAATGCTGAGTACAGGAATCCTGCTATCCTGAGTGGTATCGAGTTCTGCGATATCTCAGGCGCTCCATCAGCTAACCAATTTAGAATTTTTGATTTAGATCCTCAATTCAAGGTTCCTGGTTTAGAAAACTACTTAATAAACAACAGAGTTATCAAGTGTAAGTCTGTGGGTGGATTGCCTAGAATTAGATTTGATTTGTCATCCTATGGTGATAGAAGAAACTACTTCATCAAGGATCACAAGTTTAGTTTGAAAGTTAAGTCCTTGATCGCAGAGGAAGATTCCAATATTCTAGGTGGAGGTAAGCTTGGAGTTTGGATTCATACTCAACCAGTAAATGGATTGATGTGGAACTGGACACCAAACCACAAGTGGGAGCCCCTACGGGAAACTGATATATCAATAAACACTGTAGTAAATACTCTATCTCATATTTACAACTTTGATACTAAGCTTCCAAGTGACGAAGTAAAATGCTTAGGTAACTTAACTGAAACAGCAACAGTTATAAATGATGTTTCCTTGAACAACATCAAGGCTTCCTACTTTGAAGACTTTGTTGTAGATTTTGATACTAGAAACTTTACTGACCAGAACAACTCTGAGTACCTAGACATTATCCCTATACAGAATCCCGAATATAAAATTACTGAACAAGTTCACAGGGATGATACTAATTATATTGTTGAAATCT